TCACAGAATTGTTTTGCGATTCTCGACGGCGATCCACCAGACGAAGGCCGCGATCGAGACGAGCCCGGACAGAGCTGCCTGGAAGAGCTCGCCGTCGGCAACGCCCTGTCCGAGGAAAAATCCCCCCAGCGCGTAGGCGACGATGCGGACAAGCTGGGAAATGGTTTCGAAAGACATGTTCTAGTTCTCCAGTGTGAAAGGGGATGCGGCGGATGCCGCGGCCATTGCGCGGGCCGTGCGCTCGGTCTCGCGGACGCGGCGCGTCCAGCCACGGCCGAACACGGCGAACGTCCGGAGGCGTTCGAGGAAGGAAAGCCGTGCGCGGCAACAGGCATGGATCAGCGCCAGCGGATCGTGCCGTGCGGCACACCCGAGCGTGCGCGGTCCCATCTGCCCGTCGGCCGTCACGCCGAGGATCTTCTGAAGCGTACGCACAGCGCGGGACGGCCCGGAATTCACCGCATGATCGAAGATGCAAAGATCGACACCCGCCGCCAGTGCATCGCCGCAGACCGCATTCCAGTAGAGCGCGCGGTAGATCGCCGAAGCCTCCGTACGGCTCAGCGCCCTCACCTCGGCCCGGCTCACCGCCCGTCTGCGCCAGCGCGCGAGTGTTGCGCGCGTGACGCCGAGATTGGTCGCTCCTCCGGGATCGGCCGGATGGTCGGCATAGCCGCCCTCATGGCGCAGGACAGCATCCAGCGCCGCCGCGAAATTCGCAGCCGCCATCGTCAGACATCCTTTTTTTGAAGTTGGTCGTCAGGCCGCAGAGGCGCGGCGTTCAGGAATATCCGCCGGGGGAGGTCGCAATCCCGTCGGCGTTTCCGGGGAGGTAGGTCGCGCTCGCCCCGAGAGTCTCGATCCATCCGCCCTTTTCCGCGATGTAGCGGACGCCTGTCGCGGCACCGGAATAGCTGTTGCTGTTGAGGCGCGCCGTCGCGTTCGTGCTGACATTGCAGAACGCCGTCGAAAAGGACGGCTCACCCGCCAGAGTGACCGAGTTCGACCGGGTCTCGACATACGCGCCCGTGTCCGAGCACAGGATGTGCTGCTGTGCGCCGCCGACGATCGAATAAGCGCCGTTCGCGCATTCGATCAGACCCCCGCGTGCGGACAGATGCGCGCGGGCGCAGGTGCCGAAGCGGATGTTGTCGAAAGCGATGACACTCCCGGCCACCGCCTGCAGGCAATGCCCAAGCGTCGTGGTCCGAAGCTCCATGTCCAGCACGCGCACGCGCGCTCCGGCGGCCGTCACGAAACAGGACGCCGATGTCGTCGAAACGATCACATTGCCCGGCGCGGCGGCATTTCCCTTGATGACGAAATCGGGAATATTGGCCTGGCCGACCGTCACGGGAACGACACCGCCGGCCGTGTAGGTTCCGTCGCCAAGCTGGACGGTGACAGCGTGCCCATTGAAATCGATCGTCGCGGCGGCGTTCAGCGCCTTCTGGATCGTCTGAAAGGCACGCCCCGCGGAATTCTCACGCCCGTCGTTCAGGTCGCTGCCGTCCGTGCGCACATAATAAATGCGGTTCTCCGTCAGCGCTTCGCGCACGCCGCCCTGCGGAAAGAGCGCGCGTCCCGTCGTGCGGTCGATGCGCAGCGCCTCGTGCCAGAGCGTCCCGTCGGCCGACACCTTGAACAGAAAATCCTCGTCCCCGATCAGCCCCATCTCGGCGCGGCCGCCGAATGCGGATTGGAACAGCAGCGACAGCACATTGGCGCTGGCCTGCTTGTTCATCACATAGCGCAGATCGCCAGTGCCCTCGTCATCGGTCTCGCGCGCGGTCCAGAGCGCCGCGTTCAGCTTGGCCGTGAAGGGGTTGGTCTCGTCGGCTTCCGCACCGATTCCGAGCAGAGGAATGTTCTGGAAGTCGCCGCCACCGCCACCGCCGCCTTCTCCGGACGAGAAGACCACCCAGTTTCCGTCCGTAAAGACGACCAGCTCATTCGCCGCCGCATCCCAGCAGAGCCAGCCTTCGCGCGGCATCAGAAACTGCCAGCCGCCGTCGAAGCTCGCGATCTTTCGCGCCTGTCCCGCCCACATTCCGGTGGCGGCGGTGCCCACGATGTAGCGGTCGCCCTCTTCCGGCCCCTCCGGTGGTGTGGAAAGCCGTCCCAGCACGGACAGATGGATCAGCGCGTCGAGCTGCGCGAGCGCTTCGTTCACCGGCACATGTTTTTGCGCCTGCCCGGCCGCGATCAGCGGGAGGCCGAAGCGTGGTGTCGTTTCAGACATTCAGATTGATCTCCGTGAAGCGGCCCGGCCCGACGCTTGCCGAAACCTGCGCGACGCGCAGGGAAAGGCTCGTCTGCGCCGTGCCGAAATCCGCGATTTCGTCATCGCTCGCGTAGAGGAAAGACGGCGCATTCGTCTGCACGCTGCGGACAATTTCCGCGCCCGCCAGAATGTCGAGCCGATAAAGTTCGGCGGTTTCGGACATCGGTATCTCGACGACGTCCCAGGCATCCGCATTGATGCGGTCCCGGCGGATCCAGCCAATGGCAATGCCAGCATCGGTTCTGGCGGCGTGCACATGAACGGGCGCCAGTGGACGCAGCGCCGTGTCGCCGGGCTGCGCGGTGAAGGAGACCGCCAAGGCATCGGCGTGGTCGCGGTTTGCGGCCGAGACACGCCAATCCACTGGGCGGGACAGAGCGTCGAGCCCGCGCACCAGCTGCATGAGCGCGCTGTCGAGCAGAACGAACGCACTGCCCGCGGGTTTGGTCATCCGTGCATGCGCCTCGGTGCCGTATTGACCGCGCAGGAAATGCGACAGGCGATAGATCGACGGCGCGACAAGATCGGCCCGGCCGAACTGAAGGACTTCCCAGCCCTGCTCCGCGCTGCCGATCGCGCAGGCATTCGCCCCGGCGAAAAGGCGCTCATTGCTGGCACCGCTGAGCTCGCCGCGCGCGATGCGGACATCGACCGTCGAACCGCGATCGAAACGCCAGGACAGGCCGGGAGCAAGCACGTCCAGCGTTTCACCCATCAAGGCCGGCCGATCGATCCGCACGGCAGGCTCAAAGGAGCCGCCCGCGCCCCGCCACGCCACATAGCCGCCAACCCACGGTTTCGCGGACACCGCAAGGCGCGACAAAACGACGGGATCGCCATCGGGCACCGGAAGATCGAGAACGACGACATCGGGCGTTCCGGCAATGTCCGGGAGCGCCACGGGAGGCCGCGAGGACACAGGTTTGGGCGCGTCCAGCACAGCGGGCGCGATCGCCCGTGCCGAAACGCGCCGAACCGCCCCGTCCTCGATTTCCGTGATCTCGAACAGTCTGGACATTCCGCGAATGTCGAGCGCAACGACATCGGCTGCCTCAAGCGCGATCCTGTCCGGCGGCAGGCAGAAGCGCACCGTGTCGCGCCCGACCCTGATGTCCTGAAGCGTGATTTCCGCGCGCCTTTGCATGTCCGCGAAGGCCGCTGTGATGGCGGTGTCCATAGTCGCAATGCCGCGCATCCCCTCCGCGGGAAGGCGTGCGGCCGCGATCTTCGGTTGAAAGTCCGCCTGAACATCGCTGAAGGAAATCGCGACTTCGCCCGGGCTCTCGCTGTCCTGCCCGCGAATATAGGTCGGCTCGGCGGCGCCGTTCTCTTCCGCCAGGTCTGCGATCGTCAGCACGGCCGGATCGCCTTGCCCGCGCATCGACAGAACGATCCTCCCGTCGCTCTCGCAGGCCGAGAACCCGTATAGATCGGCCAATGGCTCGATCGCATCGCGCACGGAGCACGGGCGATCCACCGCATAGCCGTCGAGACTTCCGGTCAGGCCCTGCGTGCCGGTGTCAGCCAGCCCGGCCTCGTCGAAAATGCGGGCCGTCAGTTCCGGCAAAGGCATCTGGCCCAGCCGGCCGTTCAGCCAATGCCCGGTCTCGTGTGCCGCGCCATCGGACCAGACATCGAGCGCCGCCGGAAAGGCGGGATAGGGCCGCGCATCCCATGTCCAGACAGCGGAGCGGTCGGGATCGACCATCGGCCCGTCATAGATGGGCGAGGACGGGTTCGCGGCACTTTCCGCGCCATACACGTCGAGCAGGGTTTCGAGAACCCGCCGCTGGATGAGATCGTCCCGCGCGCCGGAGGAAAACGGCGGCAAAGACGCCGCCGAGGATTTCGGATCGGGAAACATGTTCGGCGCATTCGCGCCCTTGTCGACCGCCGGGCAGCCGATCTCCGTCAGCCAGATCGGCTTGGAGCGCGGCTGCCAAAGCGTCGGCTCCGGCAGTTCGACGCCGCCGACGCGCTCATGATGGGCGTTCTCCCACCACGAGCGCAGATCCTTGGAGCGATAGACCCACGGTTTCCCGAGACCATCGGTGATCGGCACCCGCTCCTGCGCGCGGCGTGCCTCGTCATCGAGATAATACCAGTCCCAAGCCTCCCCGCCCGTGACATTTCCGCCGAGATAACCGGCATCGTAAATACTGTCCGCGACGCTGCGGTCGAGATGCTGCGCTCCGTCGCGCCAGTCGGCGAACGGCGGATAGAAATCGACACCGATCGCGTCCAGATCATCGCTTGCCCACAGCGGATCGAGCGGAAAGCGCACCTCGTTGCCGCCGTCGCGCACATGCGCGCCGCGCTCCGTCCAGTCCGCTGCATAGGTGATCTTCGTCCCCGGCCCCGCAAGCGCGCGCACCTCGGACGCCAGGTGCACGAGTTCCGCCACAGCCGGATAGGCCGCGCCGTCATCGCGCGATTGCGTCAGGTCGCGGAACTCAGATCCGATCACCAGCGCATCGACCCCGCCCCCCGCCTGGCCGAGCGCTGCCATATGCAGCACGAAGCGCCGCCAGCCCCATTCGCTCGGTCCGGAGTAAGACACCGCCTCGCCCGCGACCGCGAAATCCGATGCGGACGCCGTGCCGAAAAACCGCGCGATCTCTTCGCCTGCCGCGGACGTGCCGTCCCCCGCCGCGCGGATCGTTCCGCGCCAGGGATAAGGAGGCTGTGGCGCAAGCCCCGACACCGGGTCAGGCAGGTCGTTGCCCGCCGGAATGTCCATCATCAGGAACGGATAGAGCGTGACGCCGATCCCGCGCTCCTTGATGGCGCGGATGGCACGGATCACACTGCCGTCGGAAGGCGATCCGCCATAGGCCGGGCGTCCCTCATGCAGCGACACGACGCGGGCCGAGGCACGCGACAGCCCCGCGACCGACCATTCCGCCCCGCGCGTCTTCTTGGCCGCGCTGTCCACACGCGGCGCGATTGTACATGCACCCGCGCGCAGATCGTCGCCGAACCAGGCGACGACGAGCGAAATGTGCTTCAGGTTCGGGCACAGCGCGACAAGCTCGTCGAGGCTCGCGATGAAATCGCTCTCGCCTGCATGTGTGTGCCGGTTTTCCGGCACGCTCTCGCCGATGCCGAGCACGCGCTCGACGATCCGCGTGTCATAGGCGAATTCGGACGAGCCGGGGATCATGGTCATCGCGCGGATCTGGCGCTCGAGCTTCCCCACCGGGCGCATCACCTCGACATGAAGCTGCGGCACGCGGTTGCCGAACGCGGCAAGCGGCATGCGCTCGAACACGAGATAGGACAGCCCACGATAGGCCGGTGCATTTTCCGCGCCTTCCTTGGCGACGATCAGCGGATCGGGCTCCTGATCCTCGGCGCCATTGTGCAGACGCAACGTGAAAGCGCCCGCATCCAGTTCCTGCCCGTCGGCCCAGATGCGCCCGATGCGCGCCACGGGGCCTTCGCAAAGGCCGAGCGCCAGATTGGCGAAATAGCTCACATTCTCGGTTGCCGGCCCGCCGCCCCCGCCTTTGCCGCCGCTGCGCGTTGCGCTGCGCACGGCCTCGACGCGCGACGCCCAGATGATCTGGCCGGGAAGCCGCACCCGGCCCCAGGCCCGCGCCACCGGCGTGCCTTCGGTCGAGGCGGTGACGTCCACCGTCCGCAGCGGCGCCGACGCACGGCCGCCGTTGAGGAAGGTCCGGTCGATGGCCGCCCCAGCAAGCCCGCCCAGCGCACGTCCCGCCATGGAGCCGAGCGGGCCGAACACGCTTCCGGCCGCCGCCCCCGCCACCTGAAGTACGAGCGTTGCCATTACGGGGCTCCCGGAAAGCTGAAGCGATAGGCGATCTTACGGCGCCAGAACGGGGTGATCGCGACTTCCGCGACTTCCGCGCCGTCATGGGCGTGGATCATGCGGCCCGGCGCCGTCGCGATGGCCAGATGCTTTGCGGGCACGTGCGGACGCCAGCGGAAGATCAGAAGATCGCCCGCCGCGATCTCCGCGCCGTCGCACGGGCGAAGGTGCCGCCCCGCCGCATCGGCCAAAGTCTCGCGCCCGCCCGCCTCCGCCCAGTCCGGCGCGTAAGGCGGCACCTCCTCCGGAAGTTCGCCATACAGCGCCCGCCACACGCCGAGCACGAGCCCCAGGCAGTCGCAGCCGATGCCCCGTGCGCTTGCCTGATGCCGGTAGGGCGTGCCGATCCAGGCGCGCGCCTCCGCAACGATCTTCTGTCTCATCGGAACAGGCTCCCGCCGTCCATCTCCCCCCCATTGCCAGCATAGGCGAGCGCGCGGTCGGTGCCGGGCATGTGCGGAAAGCCGCGGAAGTTCACCGCATTGGAAAAGCGGTTGCGGCACGCGTCGAAACTCTTGTCGCATCCCGCCGTCACGGTGAAGGCATCGCCCGGTCCCGCCGGTGCGGCCAGTTCCTGCCAGAAGGCAAGCCGCACATACGCACCATCGAGACGGTGATCGCGGATCTGCGACACGCGCCCGGCATTCGGCCCGGACAGCCAGGTCATGGTCCCGCTGCGGAACCAGCCGGCGGAATAATCGCCGATCCCCTCCGCCACGATCTCGAACCGGCTCGCCGCATCGAGCACCGCCCCGTTGCCGCGAAAGGCAGGTCCGCTGACATCGCGCCCGCAGCGGGCATCGCCGAGCTGCGCGTCGCAGAGCGCGGCGTACAGACGGCCCTGCGGCACATCGAGCCGGTGCATCATCGCGCGCAGTTCCGCGACGAAGGCCCCGCCGGTCCGCCGCACCTCGCCGATCTCGCCGACCCGCAGACGCACGCGCTGCTCCGGCTCTCGCCAGTTCAGAAGAAAGGTCTCGACACGCGCGCCGTCCCAGAGGCCGGAGGCAAGATCGGCCTCGTCGAGCCCATCCGAATCGAGCGCGCCCGCGACCTCGCCGCCACCCGTGGCAAAGCTCGCATGGCTCACGGCCTCCGCCGCATCGAGCCCGCTCGCCGCACGGAACACCGTGTCTTCGAATGTGAGATCGCTGTCGTGATCGGTGAACCCCAGCACAATTCCGTCGCGCCGTGTCAGCCGCCAGCAATGGCACAGGGTCGTCGTCTCGCCGGCAAGATGCGCGGCAAGTTCAGGAGACAATGTCCGCATGAGAATCTCCGGCTAGAGCCGCACCTCGATCACCGGCACGCTCGGGATCGCCCCGGCCTCGAAAGCCGCAAGATCGACTTCGAGGTAATCGGTGTCGAAGCGCACCGGCACATCGAATTGAAAGCCCGCCGTAACCTGTGCGCCCTCCTCCGGCGGCGCGGCGAAGGTCACGGCACCCGTCGCGGTGTCGACCGCATAGCCGTCCGCAATCTCGGCCCCGTCCACCGCAATGCGGATCGTCCCGGCAACGGGTTTCACGATGGGCCTCAGATAGGGATCGTCTCCCGTTCCATAGGCCTTGATGAGCTGGAATTGTGTACGTGCACCATCCCCGGTCCCGAGCGTCTGGTCGAACGGTGTCACGACCGCACCCGGCAAAGCCGAAGAATGATCGAGCCGGTCGCGCCAGCGAAAGCCGTTGAGGCGCCCGCGCCGCTCCTCGAAAAAGGTCACGACCTCGGAAAGCGCGCCAACCGTCTTGATGCCCCAGCCCGCATCCCATTTGCGGCGGGCATGGGCCCAGCGCGCATTTCGCTTTTCGCGACCGGAGCCGAGCGTCACGATCTCCGTCCGCCGTTCCGGTCCGCCGCGCGCGCCGAGCGCGATCCCGGTCGGAAAACGCACCTCCTCGAAGCTCATTACATTCCCCTTCGTCCACGCGCCACCGCGCGCGCCAGAGCGGCCGATACCTGCGCCTCGGATTTGCGGAAACTGTCCGCATCCGGCGTCGAAATGTTCACGGTCACATGCGTCGAAGCTCCGCCTTCCGTGCGGACACCGAGGCGTCCGTCCCGGCCGCGCGCCAGCGGCATGATGGCTTCCGCGCCCGCCTCTCCCATCAGGCCGAGCTTGCCCTGCCCCATCGGAAAATAGGTCGGCGCGGAAACGATCCCGCCCGATGCGAACGGCCGCACCACGCCACCTTTGGCGAAGGGAAGCGCCCCGCGCGTCACCGAGCCCAGCGCGCCCGAAATCAGGCTCTCCAGCGGCTGCATGGCGCTGCGCAGCGACAGATCGACCAGACGGTTGCCGAGCCCGTTCAGCACCTCCGACAGCGAGCGCCCGCGGATCGCCGCGCCTTCCAGCGCGCCTGTCAACGAGCGGCCGAAGCCGCGCGACAGGCGGTCGAGATTGCCGAGCGAGCGCTCCAGGTCCTGTGTATTGGCGGTGAGAGGCGCGCCGCGCCCCTCGTCGAGAAACGACATTGGTCACTCCGTTTTTACCGGGCCGTCCGGAAACTGGGCCATCAGGTCCGCAAGTTCCGCGCGCCCGAGCGGCCCGACATGGCCGCCGGAAAGTCCCTCAAGTGCGGACGCGAGTTCGCGCGGCGTCATCGTCCAGAAATCGTGTGGCGACAGCCGCAGCACGCCAAGCCCGGCCGCCATGACATCGCGCCACGGAAAAGCCTGCCTGGTCCTTATCGTGCTGCGGCCTTGAAAGGGTCCGCCCCGGTCTCCTCATATGCGCCGCCCTCGCTTGCGCCAAAGGTCGCGGCAAGCAGCCGCGCCACGGCATCGAGATGCGCGGGAAGGCTGTCCGGCAGTGCCGCGATCTCCTCGTCGCGCATCGCGGTGCCGCCACCGCGAATCCCCGCGCCGAGAATGCGGATCGCGTCCCCGGCCGACAGCCTTCCGGTTTCGAAGCGCGCCGCGAGTGCGTTGAGATCGTCCGCGCCGAAGGCGGATTCGAGTTCGGCCAGCGCCCCGAGCGTCAGGCAGAGCGTAAAGCTGCGCCCGCCAAGCTCGGCGGAAATCTCGCCGCGATATCGGTTTGGCATCATGTGTTCCTGATTTTGTCGAGACAGAATCCGCTGCCGCCTGCTAGAGCTGCGCTGGAATGTGCGAGCACGGATACACAGCATGACAACGAACCGCCCCGGCGCCTTGCACACCGCGCTTGCGGCCGTCAGCGACACCGTCCAGGGCTTCCGCGACGTGCCGCGTCCCTATGTGATCGTGCTTGTCGTGATGGCGCTCACCGAATTCATCGTCCTGCCCTACAGCCTCGATCCGCAGGCCGATGTCAGCCCCCTCGCCTCGTTCCTCGTGCTCGGCTTCATGCTGATTTCGACGTTCCTGCTGATCTCGCCCTATATCGGGCTCGTTCGTTATTTCCTGTACGGCGACATATCGGCGGGGTTCGAGCCGCGCGGTCCGATCCTGCGCGTCTTCGGCTGGATGCTGGCGCTCGGGTTCGCCAGCATGTTCATCTTCAGCCTTGCCGCGGTGATCGCCTTTCTCGTCGGAGGCGCTTCGCACGCCATCATCGGCACCCTGACCGCGCTGACATTCATCGCCATGTTCTGGGCCTATCTGCGCCTCAGCACCGTGCTCGTCGGGCTCGCGCTCGACGGGCCTGTGAGCATCAGCGCGCGCTTTGCCGAGACGAAGGGACATGTCTGGTTCATCCTGCGCACCTTTCTGGCCTCGCTGGTCGTGCTTGTCCCTTACATGCTGATCATGGTCGCCATTCAATTCGGCGTGTTCGGTGCGGAGAGTTTCGAGGCCGATATCGTTCCGACTCCGACCCTTGGCCAGCGTCTTCTCGATGCGCTGCTGACCGGAATTCTCGGCGCGGCCTATTTCGCCTATCTGTCCGCGCTGTATGTGCGGATATTCCGCGCCATCCCCGGGCGCTGACGCCGCGCGTCAGGCGGCCGCGAACACGACCTCTCCGGCGCTCTCCAGCGCCAGATCGAACGTCACCTCTCCCAGATGATCGCCGCGATATTCAAGCGCCGTGATCTGGAAGGGCGCTTCGATCACACCGAAATCGGGAACCACGATTTGCCAGGGGCGGATCGCACCCTCGAAGAAGAGTTCGCGCGCCATCGCATCGGAGGAGCTGTCGCGAAACACGCCCGCGCCCGAAAGGCTCGCGCGTTTCACGCCGGCGCCTTCCAGCAGTTCGCGCCAGCGGCCCGCGCTTTCGGAATGCGTCACATCCACCGCCTCGGCGTTGAGCACGACAGCGCGGGCGCGCAGGCCCGCAACACTGGTAAAGCCGCCCTCCCCGTCGCTGATCTTCAGCAGCAGGTCCTTGCCCTTCTGAGCACCCATCTGTCTGTACCTTCAAATAGAAAAAGGGCCCCCATTCGCGGAGGCCCAGGATTTCAGGAGAAACGTCTGCGTGCATCGCAGACGGACGCTCGCGTCTAAGAAGCAGGCTCCGTCAACGCGCGAAAGCGGAGCGAGGCAAAGCGATGGCGGCCGTCGCCCATGCGTCGGGCATCGGTCGCCATCCAGCGCAGATTGGCCAGCCTGTGGCCGGCAAGCGAAAGATCGGCTCCATCGAGAACGGAGGCGACGCGCGCCGCCGCGCTCAGCGAATCGGCCATGCCGCCCTCGCGCGACCACAGATTGAGGGTGAGGCGGTGTTCCTCTCCCTCGTCCACGGAAGCGCCCGCCTCGCGGCTCTCGATCTCGCCGAGAACGAGGTACGGCGCGCTTGTCTGCGCGGGCACCTCGTCGAATATCTTGATGCCTCCGAGAAGCGATGTCAGCGCAGCGTCGCTGGACAGGCGTGCGCGCACCGCAGCCCTCAATGCCAAGGCTGCGCTCAACGGCGGCGGCCCGCATGCACCGGCGCGGGAATGGCTTCGGCGCCAAGCACGAAATTCGATTTCTCGATATGGATCCGGCGCGGCGAGAACCAGACATCCATCTGGGCGCCGGTGCGCTCCGCCAGCTTCTGTGTGAAGCCCTGACAGTTCTTCAAAACCTGGTCGAAGCTCATGCCGAAATCTCCTCGGTCAGGACGACCAGGAAACCTTCTCCCCGGTCGGCCGTGTGAACAGAACGTATGTGGTGAAGCGCGGTTCCATGGCGTAGGCGGGTCTGCGACGTAAGTCGAACGCCCTCCCGCACGATCACCCGGTGCGTGATGGTCTGCCCCGCATAGTCGCCGGTCAGCCGGAAGACGCCCTGCATCGGCTCGACGCACGCCCACACGGTTTGCGCGTCGCGGTAGGTGCGCCGCACACCGCCCGCGCCGTCCTCCTCTTCCTCGGGCTCGATCACGGTGATGCGCTGCCGGAGCCGCCCGATCGGATCGCGCGCCATGTCAGATCCTCAACGCGCGTTCGGGCGCCATCAGGGCCGCCGCCGCAAGCGGCATGGAGGCCCGCGTCACGGCCTCCGCGCGGTGTTCGTACCAATGGCCGACCAGAAGCCGGATCGCCTGTACGAATACAGGCGGCACATCCTCCGCCCCGCCATATCCGGCCGTCACATCCACCTCGATCCCGGCGAACGCCCGCAGCAGCCGCGGCCGGTGCGCCACATGAACGCGTGCGGACGCCGCATCGAACGTCCAGCCCGAAAGATCGAGCTCGCTCGCACTGCCGTCCACCGCGCGCAGACGCGCGCCTTCCAGCACAGCAACCGGCGCGATGGGCAAAGCGATCACGCCATCCAGCGGCCAGGCATCGAGCACCAGCCGCCAGATCTGCGTCACGAGCCGTCGCCCGGTCTGCGTCTCGACATGGCGCCGCGCCGCGCGGATGAGGTTTGTGATGAGCGCGTCTTCCGCGTCGTGTTCGACCCGCAGAAAGAGCTTCGCATCGACGAGCGACAGCGGCTCCTCCTCGGGCTCCGAGATGAGGATCACAGGCATAAAAATATCCGGATGAAAGGAAGGTGCGTCCCCCGGCCGAAGCCGGAGGACGATGGGAAATCTCAGCTCACGCCGAACTTCAGCAGCTTGATCGCATCGAAATCCTGCACGCCGCCGCCGACGCGCTTGGTCGTGTAGAACAGCACATAGGGCTTTGCGGAGTACGGGTCGCGCAGCACGCGCACGCCCAGACGATCTACGACGAGATAGCCGCGCCGGAAATCGCCGAACGCCAGCGCGAAACTGTTCGCGCCGATGTCGGGCATGTCCTCGGCTTCGGTCACCGGGAAGCCGAGCAGCGTGGCATCGCCTCCCGCCTCCGTCGGCGGCATCCAGATGTAGCGGCCGTCGACATCCTTCAGCTTGCGCAGCGTTGCCTGCGTGCGGCGGTTCAGCACGAAGCGCGCGTTCTGGCGATAGCCCGCCTTCAGCGCGTAGACGAGTTCGATCAGCTCGTCGGCCGGCGCCTCTTCCGCGAAATCGCCGGACACGCCGGTCGCGATGTAGCCGAGGCTGCCCCAGGCCCAGTCCGCTTCGGCCACTTTCGTGCCGTGCAGAAAGCCGGTCGGCTTCTTGTTGCCGTCGCCGCTCACGAAGGCCGCGCTTTCCTGCGCGGCAAACGCGCTTTCCACCTCCTGCGCGATCCACTGGTCGAGATCGACCGCGCTGTCGTCGAGCAGGGTCTGCGTCGCCGCCGGCATGGCATAGAGTTCCATGGCCGGGAATTCGAGTTCGGCAAGCGTCGGCGTGGTCGTCTGTGTACGTGCGTCGGTCTCGCCCGCCCAGCCGGAGGCAAAGCCCGTCGTCGCGAACGGTTTCTTGTAGGTCGCCGCCGAAATGGTGCGAAGGCCCGAAATGGCACGGATCGGCGATGCCGCGATCAGCCTCTTGCCAATCTCGCGCTCGGTCTCGTCCGGCACCGTGCAGCCGCCGTCGGCGCCGGTTCCCGCCGAAAGCGCCTTCGCATCGAGCCTGACGAGCGCGGACGCATCGCCACGGCGAATGTAAGTCTCGAACGCGGCCTTGCGTTCGCGCGTGCCGAGCGTCAGGCGCTCATGCTCCCCGCCGAGCGCCGGCCGCCGCGCCTTCAGCACGATCTCGTCGAGCGTCGCCTTCTGGCGGTCAAGCACCGCATCGATGCGCGCCAGTTTTTCCTCGGTCAGCGGATCGCCGGAAATCCGGTTCTCGATCTCGGCCAGGCGCTCGTCATTGGTTTCGCGATAGGTCTCGAACGAGCGCAGGAAGGCGTCATACGCCTCCACCACATCGCCGCTTGTCGGCACATAATCCGCGGCCTTGTTTTCGGGCGCGCGGGGCGTTGCAAATCCGGTCATCGTCACCTCGTGGACATAAAAAAAGCCGCTCGCGGCGGCTCGGGATGGAAAGAAGAGGTCAGCGCCGGAACAGCGCCTCGGCCTCGGCGCGTGCACCGCGCGGAGAAGCCCGGCCGAACGGCATCCGCTCGCTGCGGAAGAAAACCGGCGTCTCCTTCACCGCCGCGATGCGGGCTTCGGGCAGCATCGGGAACGTCACGATGGAAATCTCCCACAAATCGATCCGCTCGATGCGGCGCACGCCCGTGCGCGCATCGCGCCGCGCGCTGACGGCTTTGAAGCCGATGGAGAGCCCGTCGATGCCGCCCTCGCGGATCAGGGTCCAGACATCGCGCGCCTGGGCGACCTTGAGGCAGAGCCGCCCGCGCACACGCAGCCCCATCGCATCCTCGCGGATCTCCTCCCACACGCCGATCGGCTGCGCCGGATCGTGCTGCCAGAGCATCCGCACGCGCCCTGCGCCCGTTTTCGTGAGGCTGTCGGAAAACGCGCCCTTGACGATGAGATCGCCGCCGAGATCGGTCTCGCCGAACAGACTGGCATACCCCGTAATGACGCCGCTGAAGCCGTTTCCGGAAATGATGTTGGGTGCCCGCGCGAGCTTTTTGGTCTCGGACACGGGCGTAAAGAGTTTGGACAT